TCCAATAGCTTCATCTTATCATCTAACTTTTTTACAATTTCAACGTCTTTTATATTATATTCTATGAACTTCTGATAATCAGTTTTATATAAATCATAACCTTGCATTTCTGCATCTGTTACCTTACCCATGCCCAATTCAACTTGTCCAATATAATCCAGACGATATGATTCTCGCACTTTATAGGTATATTTCTTATATAAATCAATATAATCCAAAGTAGATATACCGATAATCGTATAATACATATTATCACGGCCTGCAATAACTACATTCTTATCGACTACTCTTTTAATAGGTGAAAGATACTTAACTTCAATATCCAGATATTTCATACGATTAATGATATATGGAATATCAAAGAATTTACAATTCCATCCAGTAATGATATGAGGCGGATTCTCTTTCCACCAATCTAAGAAAACTTGCATCATTTCTGATTCATCATCCAAACGAAAATACTTAATTGTTTTATCTGGATCGTTTGGTGTATAATCACCAGTACCAAAAACATAATATATATCGTTAATACTATTATGAACTGTTATTGCTGTTATTGGTGCATTGGCTAAACGAATATCTGGAAAACCATCATCTGAAGCAACCTCAATATCCAAAGTGTAAATTAGAATTTTAGAAGCATCCCATTGAACGTCGCCAGCATATTCTTCGGAAAGATATTGAAAAACATAATTTGTATTTCCATAAATTTTATAATTGGAAACACCAGTATATTTATCAATAAAATCTTTACACTCCTTAATTGAAGGAAAGGGTAAATCAGCTAAAGGTTTATTATCTAGTGTTCTAAAATTTGCTTTTTCTTTTGGTGCGGGGACATAAAGAGTAGGTTTAAAATTAACGGTTTCAGAATATTCTTCACCCTTATTATCTATTTCACGAATATAGATTTTATTAAAGACCTGACTAGCGTAAGTATAAAATTTCATAATGTATATATTATATCAAAAAAGAGTTTAAAAAACAAGGAAGAATTTATGTTATTAAGCCCCCTGATTCATCAGGCACCACAATACCAGAACCAAATATACGATTATATTCGTTCATAATTGTAGGACTTGGATTAGCAACAATAGTAATTTGTACTTCTTTTAACCTAAATTCTTTATCTTCGGCATAAGGTAGCCATGGTTGGAAAGCTATTTTTTCTTTGCTCACAGGAATCATTACAACAGGATTATTTATTACATTGGTTGTTTCATTATATTCACCAATAAGTTCTTCACCGCTTATCATCTTCACTATTTTCACATTCATAATATTTATCCTCACTTTCTATATTTATTAATTTGCATAAAATAATATTTTTTTTCTTACTTATCTTACCATCAAGTTTTTCATCTGATAGTCCAGCATCATTACCAAGTTTATCTTCAACCCTTCTATCAATCATATTACCTAATGCACCAGCTGCTGTATTTAAAACAAGTTCACCGGCAGTAGTGCAACCCATAATTAACATAATACAAAATAAAAGAATTTTTATCATATTGCAAAATCATCACCAATTTCAAATATCTTGTCTTTAGATGGTTCTTTAGAGGTTTTAATAGAAACATTACCAATCGTATATTTTGCTTGTAAATCCCATTCAGATTTTTCACTAAAAGGAAGAATTTTCATTTGTCGAATAGAAGTAGTTGGTTGTGCTTTTTCTGGTGAAATAATTTCAACTAAATCCCATTCGTTTAAAAGATTTACAACCGTATTTCTACGCTCAATATCATTCTCGGAAATATTGGTAGGCTTTCCATCAAGAGCAAACAACTCTTTAAAATGCACAATATAATATTTACCTTGTTTATGAAGTATATGGCAAGATTGAAATAGCTTCTTTTCTCTGCGTGAAGCTATGCCAATTCGTGTGAGGGTTTCCTTTACTTTTAGAAAATCATCATCTTCTTTCAATCGAACTTCTATCATATCTTCGATTGACCACTTAACATTATCATTCATTGTTCTGTTCCTTTCAAATCAACTGTTAAAATAATTATAACACATTATATAGGTATTTATAATATTAAGAACTACCGCCTTTAAATAACTTATTCTTAATGTTTTTAATATCTTTGTCAGATAAAACTGACAAGGCCGTTATAGCCTTATCTGTACTATACTTATAATACTCTTTTATAACTTCCATATTCTCATATTTTTTACCCTTAACCCACCATTTCTTTGGCCTCTTTTTCTTTGCTATGGACAAGTTAAGAAAATCATAATGCAATTTATCATTTACATCTGGATATTGATTTAAGTAATTGATATACATTATCAAGTCATTATGATAGGATAAAGTACGATTAATCAGAAATGGTTTATAATCTTTTCTATCTGGCACTTCTTCGTCATACTTATCTTTTGTTATCAACTCATTAGCATATTCAAATGGATTCATTATTCGTCCTCATCATCAGGTGGCTCATCTGCTCTATAATCAAAGCCATGACTTTTCAATGTTTCATCATATGGGTTCCAATCAACACCCCTTAAGCCACTTAATGGATTTACTTTTTTCTTTCTCATCTTTGGTCTGCGTTGTGCTTCAAGATGATCCATTGGTAGACCTGGCTCCATATTATCATCCATATCACCCATCATATTTCCCCATCCTTCCATAGCATCACGATATTCTTGATTATAACGTCTTTGAAAATCTGCTTCATCACGCATATCTTTTCTTAATCTATCTTTTTCTGCATCCAAATCATCCAAAAAGGTTTCTTTATATTTATTCATACGTTTACGGAATTCTTCAATTCGATCATGTTTTTCTTTTTCTTCTTCTTCAGTTCTACTATCATCTTTTGCTTGTCTTTTTTTAGTTATTTCAGCCTTAAGATCATCTGGCATATTATCCCATTTTTTCATCAATGTCATATTAAGGTTATGGAATATACGATTATACAAATCTTCATTCTCTAATGCAGAAGCCAATGCCAACACTAAAGAAAAAGTTTTATTTAAATCTTCAACATCACCAACATAACCATCATCTGAATTTTCTAAATCATGGCTAACCAATTCAACGGAACCATTAGAACGAACTACTAAAGCACTATCATCCATACTAAGTTTAATAAAAAGATTTCCATTCTTATCAAACTTTTGTTCTTCTAATGGTTTTTTTGCTGGTTGTTTAGCATTTTCTTGATTGGCCCATTCACTAGGTCGTTTTGGTTTGTTTTCTTCTTCCATAGGATTACCCCCTTTAATTTTATTTATAAGTTTTAAAAGGTGTCTTAAAAAATATTTCATTCATATTCTTTCCTTAAATGCCATGGCAAAACAATTTTTTTATATATTTGTTCATAATTAAAAAATACATTATCTTCATTTTGATTACCATATATAGAAAATAATGTATAATCTGGATTTTTATTAAATTCTGATAATTTTTTAATAGCTCTAAATATATCCCCTGTACCATAATTAATATCAATTACAATTAACTTGGGAAAAAACTGTTTACACTTTTCAGGCCGAACAGAAATATCCCCTGTCAAATTAATTAACCACTCTGCCGTATCATTTTGTACTTTAATAATACTTAAAGGACATTCTAATATTGTGCTTAAATGAACAGCAAATGGCAGACTATCCTTATAAACCCCCACTATATGCGGATTAGGAACATTTTTATATCTATTAGTAAAATCAGAAACATCATTATAATACTCATCATAAAAATATCTATGTATATTCATATTACATTCTTATTTGTAAGATCCATCATTTTAGCCAACAAAACCAGTTGTTGAGAAATTAATTTACATTCGGGAGATTTTGAATTTAAATCCATTAAATGATCTTTAGAAATCACATCCCTTAATAAAGGTTTAAAATCAGTTCTACCCTGTACCCATTGTTCTATCGTTTTTGATGGCTCAAAAAACCTCTCACCACCAATATTTTTTGATTCATCATAAAATTTAACAAATTCTTCTAAAACATTTCTAACCAATTCAGAACGTGAAGTTTTTAATTCAAGAGCTATTCTAGTCATAGCATTACAAATTTCATGTGCAATTCTAAATTTACCTACTCTTTGTCTCTTTCCATCTTCATCAAGATAATGAGC